GCTCTACATGCCTTGGCTACTGCTGCCGGATCGTATTCAATTAAAGGACAGAGACAAATTACCAACAAGACGGCGGAAGGGACAGCAATCAAGTTTCAGGTAGCTGCCAATGAAGCCACCGATATTTATATGGGTGAGCTGGGTGTTCCCGTCTATGGTGTGGTTAGTGTTTCCGGTCCTACAGATGGTTGTGTTCTGACTGCTTTTATAGGCTAGTCATGGTCGCTTATTCGTATTTGAAGGCGGACCTGATCAACTCGTCTGAGAATGACTCCACTGATTTTGAGGCTCAGATTCCTTATTTTGTGGAGAAGGCAGAGTTACGTCTAACCAAGGATTTGGATGATGTCGGGCTAGATGAGTATTCTTCAATAACTCTGACTGCCGGTACTGCCACTGTTAGTCTGAATGATCGAGTTCGTATTGTACGCAATGTGAACTACACTACCAGTGCATCCAGTATCAAAACAAATCTTCTTCAAAGAACAATAGAATATGCAAATGATTACTGGCCTGTCAGTGCATCCACAGGCACACCCAGATATTATTCCAGAAAAAATAATTCATCTATTTTTATTGTTCCTACCCCAGCATCTACCTTGACTGGGGAAATCCAAACAGTTTCTCGTCCACTTGCCCTTGCTTCCGCAACGGGTACGAGTGTGACAACCAGTAATTATTTCAGTGACTATTGTTATGATGCCCTTTTCTATGGTTCAATGATTGAGGCAACCATGTACATGAAAGATTGGAATACATTACAAACATGGCAACAGCAATATCAGGTTGCCGTGGATACACTTCGTAATCAGGCTCGCAGGACCAGACAGGACGATATGGCCTTGGCAGCAAGTCCAGCGGGTGGTCCAGACACACTAGTACAGGGAGCAAGTTAATGGCAGCATGGTTAATACCAGTAGGTATAGCAGCGGGTTCAGCAGTAGCTAAAACACCAATAAGATATTTAGTTAAATGGATAACCCCAACTGGAAAGACAGCAACTAAATCAGTAGTAAGTAAAGAGGCTGGTATTAAAGTTCTAGGAAAGAAAGGTTTTAAACCTAGTGATATTAAAGTAGAAACAGGTAAGGGTGTTAGAGCCAAGGGAGCGGAACCAAAAAAGACTAAGTCATCTGGAAGATGGGAAAAATTTAGAAAGCATGGAAGTCAGGTTGGAGGACCAGAAATTATAATATCAGGTCCGGGTGGCCCAGACAATCCAAAAGAAATGAAAACTGATCTTTCTAATTGGGGAGTTAGTGATCAAGTTATTTCAGAACTTAGAGGTGATGATTTACGTAAGGCTCATAAAGCAAAGAGATTGGAAGTTAAAGGACGAAGAGGGGGTGGTAAGGTTATTTATAAATCAGAAGGTAGTAAAGTAATTAATAAAAAGAAGAAGAGAAAAACTGGTAAGGTAAAAGTTACTGCTGTTGATAGAAAAACAGGTAAAAAAGATCCTGCCGAAACCAAGAGAATTAAAAAAGCTACGGAACTCTTTGAAAGAACATATCCATCAGAAATGACTGGAATGGGACTGGGTTTGCGCTCACCTATCCAAAGAGGAGTTAATGACTTAATTCGTCAGTTTGTTAGTGACGAGGATGCCCGTACCATGCGAGCTGCTAGAAAAGTTGCAGATCATCCTCGTATGCAAGAGAAAGGTCTTACAGGTTCAAGAAGTAAACCCCTTGATGCTCCTAGAAAACATGGTGGTGGTATGAGTCGTGTTGGCCTATCTCCTGCCGAGGAAAAGCATGAAGGTAAATCAAGATCAACGGGTACTTTGTCCGAGGCTAAACGAAAACTATATATGAATACGGGTGGTAAAGTAGGTGATAAGAAGCAGGGCTATAAAGCTCGCAAAGATGAATCGATTTCCGAGAGAGTAAAGAAGAAGCGTACCCCGAAAGAGCTTACAGCCAGTCGGGATGAGTCTTACGGTAAGTGGGGTAAGGGTAAAGGTAAAGGTAAGATTAATCAAACTGATGGTAATAAACTTGTAGCTTCTCTCTATGATTAATCGAGCCAGCATAAGGGAAGAAATTATGAAAGCACCCAAGAAACGTAAATCTAAGAAGAAACAGGTTTTACATAAGCAAAAGGTATATGATCCTCGATCTAAAGCAGGTAAGAGTATTTACGATGAAATATATGATCCTAAGAGTTTACCCATCGATCCGTTTGGTAGAAGTCCTCTCACACGGGGAGTAGAAGATAAAATTCAGTTTTTTAAAAATTTAGGTGTGGTAAAAACAGCTCGTAAGGGTGGAAGAATTAAAGATGGAAATGATTTAGTAGCTTCTTTATATAAAAGGAGTAGTAAAGTATGACAGTAGCTAAGAAACGTAAGAGTAGTAAGAAGTGGATTCAAGGAGCTATCAAACGACCCGGAGCTTTACGAAGAAAACTTAAAGTTCCTCCTGGAAAGAAAATAACAGCGGCTCAATTAAATAAAGCTTCCAAGAGTAGTAACCCTCGAACACGAAGACAGGCTAACTTAGCCAAGACACTCAAAAAGATGAGCAGGAAAAGGAGATCTTAAATGGAAAATAAAGTTGTTGCAGTTGCAGATAAATTACCTGAAATGGGAGGTGGTATTATGGACCATTGGATAGCAATAGTTGTGGGTGTAGTTGTGGTATGTGCTGCCGGTTATATGATTTGGAAGAAGATGAAGAAGAAGGGATTGTAATATGCATGGACCGCACACATTAATTAAACGACCACATAATCTTGATGATTTGGTGGGACGCCCCACAGGTCAAGGCTATGGCGCTGCCAGGAAAGGACCGGATGTGAAGGGTCCGCCCCAGGATGTAGTTGTAGATGAAGACTACCCACAAGGCAAGGCTTTTAAAATAGAGGATTAGCTATGGCTAATGTATATACTCTGAAGCAACTTACTGATGCCGTTAGGCAAGTAGAAAGTGGTGGTGAAAAAGACCCCACGAGAGCTATTAATCCAAAATCGGGTGCCAGGGGTGATATGCAAGTTATGCCAGAAACTTTATATAAACCTGAATATGGAGTTACCCCTGCTAAAGATGATTCACCAGAAGAAGTTTCCAGAGTTGGCAGAGATTATCTTAAAGCAATGGTTAAAAGATTTGGGCAAGAAGCTGGTCTGGTTGCCTATAATTGGGGTCCAAAGAATGCCAAGAAATGGATAAAGGGAGGTCGAGATAAAAATAAACTTCCCGATGAAACTCAAGATTATTTAGTTAAAGTTAATAATATATTAGCTGGATCTACAAAAGGCAGAAGGAAAATATCTCAAATGGCAACAGATAAATGGAAAAAACATTCGTTGTATAGGCAATGGGTAAAAGCCAATAAATTAGATCGTACCAAGGCGGTGGGAGAACGAAGGGATCTCTATAATAAAGCTAAAAAAGCTATACAGCAGGAAAAACAATATATCCAACAAGCTCGATCATTTGGTCAAAAAGGTAAAATAGAGGTTCCAGATCGTATAGCTAATTCTGCTTCGGCTGCTAGACAGATAGTAAAGGCTTATGAGGCTAAACCGCCCACAGCGGCTGAGATAGCAGGAATGGCAAAGGGCGTTGTTGACTACTGGACATATGCTACACTACCAGCGTCTATAGGAGGAATTGTATCTCTTGGTAGAGGAGCTTACAGATTATTTAATGCAGCCGGTAAACAATTTGGAAAAGTATTTAAAAGTAAGGCGGCGGCTCTGGAAGCAGGGACAAAGGCAAAACCACCTCCAAGGGCTGCTCCTCCACAACCACCAAGAATTGCTAGTCCAGGCAGAGGGCTTCATGGTAAGCCGATACAAAGAGCAACAGATCAGCCTAGAGTAAAGGCAAGAGAAACTGTTAAACAACAAAAAGCAAAGGCAAAAGCTGCCAGAGAGGCACGTGAAGCAAGACAAAGAGCCGAAGATGAGCGGATACGGGAACTTAGTCAGGGAACAGCACCACGTCCAGTACCTCGACCATCACCAATAAGGACACCAACGAGAACTGCTAGGCCAGACAGAGGTCTTCATGGTGGGCCAATAATAAAAGCAAAGCCACTGCCAAAGCCAAAGCCAAATGGAAAGCCAAAGCCAAAGCCAAATGGAAAGCCAAAGAAACGGCTAGGCAAACTGGTGACGGCACATCCTTATCTAACGGGAGCAGCGATAGCGACACTGTTGGGTATTCCCGCCATTTATGTTACTAAAAAACTAGCGGATAGATATAGGGTAAATCCTCAAAGTGCTCAAAGAAAAGCAGCAGAGATCAAAGCGAAGATTGCTGCTGATAAGAAGTCTGCTGCTGCTAAGAAGACTGCTGCTGAGAAGGCTGCTGCTGCTAAGAAGGCTGCTGCTAAGAAGGCTGCTGCTGCTAGGGCTGCTGAAGCAGCTAGATTAGTTAATGAGCAAAAAGCTCGTAAAACACAATTCCCTGCACAGAAGTATCCACCGCATATAACTGAGGGTATGAGTCGCTCTATAGCAGAGATTCTAAATTCTGCAAAAGCTAAAGATAAGAAAAATGGTAAAGATAGGTCTGATGCTAAAAAACCAGGCTGGTTTCCTTGGGATTGGATAAGAACAGATACTCGAAAGTATCCATCTCTGGGGGAAGGAATACGAGATTATGATACTGCTTTTGGACCAGTAACACTGCGTACTGGAGATGAAGAAGAGGATTACCCAGGAAAGGGTGACTAATCGAGAACTTGGTATGGCTAAAATGAAACCATTAACATTAAAACAAAGAAAAGCTCTGAAAGAGCACGCCCAGAGACATACCTTAAAACATACGAGATATATGCGTGGGCGTATGAAGAAAGGTGATACTTTCAAAGATGCTCACCGAAAGGCTACAAGAAAGGTAGGCAGATAATGATAGATAAATCTTGTTCTGGATGTAAATGCGATTGCCACTGTGATAAAGAAAAATGCGAGAATTGTAAATGCGAGAATTGTAAATGCGGAAGTGAGTAATGGCAGTTTCGTCTACATATAATTTTAACCTTGATATAGATGAGGTTATACAAGAAGCAACGGAAATGATCGGAGGGGAAGATACTCTAGGTCATGAACCTGCTTCTGCCAGACGCTCAATTAATCTCATGCTCAAGGACTGGCAAAATAGAGGTGTTCTTCTGTGGAGTACTTCTGTTTCCAGTGTAACTGTGGCTGCAAGTGTTACCGCATATAGTCTGGATTCCTCAACTGTGGACGCTCTGGAAGTTGTTCTGGGTCGAGATGATACAGACATACAACTTACTCGCATATCTCCAGAGGAATATCTTCTTATTCCCAATAAAACTCAAACGGGCCG